AAAGGATATATAGGTTGTCCATTTAACATTTCTACCTTGCTATAGTCTATTCCAAATGCTTTTGTGTTATTAAGTAAAGATGGTATGTGCAATATATCACCACATTTAATTGTATAGCTAAGTGGTAAATCTAAATTCATTAATAAATGTTGATTACAATTATTTAATAAATCAAATGTTTGAAATTTCTCAACAGTTGCAGTATCTGTGTGATACCTTAACTCTTTTTCACTAAATGCAGTATCTTCATTTATATTGTAATATTGTTCACCAGTATAGCTTTCTAATAAATCTGTAATCCTTACTTCACCTCTATCAAAAGTATATTTATCTAAACCATTATCATATCTGTAAAAACATTTATTTTTAACAATAACATTTTCTCTTTTTGTTCTACTAATACTATAATTTAAAACATCAGATTCATCTACAATATAATCTATATCATCTTCTGTGTAATTGTTTTTAATTGTTATTAATCCAAAGTTGCCTTCAGGTGTAAAAGAAAAGAATGATTGTGTTTCTTTAGATATGTCTTGCAATAAGTTCTTAGCTTCTACATTGTCATCTATACAAAAACCCATCTTCCAACCATTGTATATTTCTCTTGATTCTTCTATAAGATTATGGTCATAAAAGTTTGTATCTAAAACATTATCACCCAAACCATAGTTAAGTTCTCTTGATAACAAGTTAATAAATATATCTGTTGGTTTTTCTACTATTCCATTTGTTTGAAACTGCACATTAGGATTAGTAAAACATTCTGTTTTTATAGAATCATAGTTTATATATTTCCATAAATGTATTAAATGTGGTTGTGATATTCCATATTCATTTGGATTCTCATTCCATAAATATAATTCAGACCTTCTACCAATTTCACTTGGTTGCCATGAAAATTCATTACCCTCCATACCACTACCTATATGTGATTCAACATCTAATATATCTTTATTAATAACATTAATTAGTTCATCTAAATATGGTGTTAGATTATCAATCCATATATCTATGCTTTCATTTGTATTTAAATCTATACCTAAATCCCAATCAGGTAATTGCAATCCTAAAGTATCTACTTCTATATCTTGTTGATATAAATATTTAAATATTGATGTTATTAATAATCTCTTATAATTTGAATATTGTTTAACTATTTGCATAAATGAATTTAAATATTCATCATCTACATCATCATAACCATCAGATAATTCAGTTAGCCATTTGCCAAATGAAAGATAATTCCATTGACCAATTTGCATATTATATACATATGTTGGTGCAATACCACCAAAAACATTACCTGCTATATAATTATTAACAGGCAATTCTTCAAACATAACTTTATCATAAATATTCATATATAGTTTTTTTATTAATCCATGGATTACAAATCTTACAAATTGTGGTGAATTTACTAATTTAGAATCATCAGAATTTGTATTTAATTTTATGTCTGAGAAATTAAAAGGATATTCTTGATTTTCATATAATGATTTTTTAAAAAATGAAGGATTTTCAAAAGTATTATATTCTGTATATTTTTGTTCAAAATAATTATCCCATTCATCTACAAGTTCATTAAAATCAGGCAATGTATTATCTAATCCAAGTGCTGATTCATTTGGAGTAACATTAATTTCTTCCTGTAATTCTGTTAAACTTCTAATATCTTCTGTTGATGTATAATCTTTTCTGCCTTCAATAGAAGCATAAAATGTATCTGATTCATAATCTGATTTTTCTGTTAAATACATAAATGAAAAGTTAGACAATTCATATCCAAGTGTTTTTTCATCATCTTTAATATCTTCATATAATAAAACTTTATCTAAATCTTTAGTTTCATCAAAACTTTCTTTTGCTTCTTCATGTGAAAAATTATTATTATCAGTATATTGTTTGAAATAACCAACTCTTGATATTCTTTCATTTTCAGTTGTTTCTAATCTTGTAGATGCACTAATACCAACATCTTCTAATTCATCAGTATTTGAACCTGTTGTATTATTTGATATATTTTCAAACCAATTTTCAGGTGGTATATTGTTTTCAATAAGTTCTTTTAATAAATCTGTGTTTAATGGTTTTACTATAAGTGTTTGTCTTTCTGTGTTATTATTTTGTGTTGCTAATCCATTTTCATCAACATTAGCAAATAATCTTGCATAACAATCATATCTAAATAATTTTTTTGTTTTATCTAATTTTAATAAAATCCATCTATTTTTATTTGTTCCAGCTGGAAAAGTTTTAGATTCTACTTTAAAAACATCACTTGCATTATATTCATCTTCAGGTTCATCATCATCTCTAAACCAAATTTTATCATAACCCCAATTTGTAGACATAACATCTGTGTTTGGATTTATATTTTCATCACTTATTACATCATTTAAAGAATCTAATAAATTATCACCTGATATATCTACTATAACATCAGTTGCAAAAGCATATCCCATACACAAAATTGGTGTTGATTGTGTGTTTTTTAATTCAGGTAAAATATTATTAGTATTTATGAGCCATGTTTGTGGATTTACAAAATAAGATTTTGCTCTTATTGTATCAAAAAATACTTCATAAGGAAATATAACATAGTCATCATCTTCTGCTAAATATAAATAATGATTGTAATTTGTAGTTGAAAGTATTTTATTAGTAGTAAAACTATTAGATATTGTTTTGCTGTCATGTATAATACCTAATGATTTAAAACCATTATTATTGCTTAAATTAGTTTGATATACAATACTTGGTGATTTATCTACTTTACCATAAACCATAGGAACTGGCTTAGATTCATCTAAATCAGATATACCATCTTTAATATTTTCATCAAGGTCTGCTAACTTAGTAGCTGGTAGTTTTTTATCTTTAATATAATCTTGTGTAAAATCTTCTGCTTGTATAGAAATCTTATCACCTGATTGTGATATTCTATTTACTATACCATAAAACATAATACTGCAATCATCATTAGATAACTCTTGTATATTTTTATTTAGGTTTATTTTACTGCATGTAGGTGTTTTATAGTATAGAATAACATATTTACCTATTAAAGAATTTAAATCATTAAATGATACTGAATTTGTTAATTTAGTAACTACATCATAATAGTTATATAAACTAAATCTAAATGTATTTACTTTTATATTTTTTTGTTCATAATCAATAGAATTTTTAACACTTGATATGTTTTGCAGTATCTCTTTTGTTTCTATTGAATTGTTATCTTGGTCTTGTAGAATTAAATTAGAAGTAGAAAAGCTATCTAATAGATTATATTTATCATCTTCTAACTCTGCAACTATAACTACTGGTATTACAGATAGATTGTTTCCTTGTGTGTCATTCTTGAAATTTTGACTAATTAATGCCATTAAATTCTATTTCCAAGTCTTAAACCTTCTTCTATCTGTGGCATCAATACATCTTCTGTAAATTGTTCAGTTCCTATAACAGAACCTTGTATGTTAATAGTCATACCACCACCTTGTGGTCCATCTAAATTAGGGTCTACTAAAGGTGTTACTTGAACTCTTTCAGGTCCATTACCTTCACCTACCATCATCATTTGAGGACCATCAGTAACAAAATCTGCTCCATATTGTGCTGCTGTTATATTGTTTTTTGCAAACAATTTATCTATACTTGCACCTGCTCCTGCTGCTGCTAAAATATTAAATGGAAATCCAATATGTTTCATTATTTGTTTTATTAAATGTGCTTTAGATGAATTTAGTGCTGCTTCAAATTCATTTTTTGCACCTATTGCAGTTTCTGATGACCTTATTTTATTATAAGCTTTTTCTATTGCACTTCTTTTATCTTTTGCTTCATTTACTTTTTTTTGTATTACTTCTTCTTCTTTTTCTAATTTATTAATTTCTGTTTGTAATTTTACTTGTTTAGATAAAAAATCTACTCTTTGTTCTAATTCTTCTTTTTCTTCTTCAATTCTATCCTGTATATTACTTAATCTTACTCCTTCTTGTATAAATAAAGCTCTATTTTGTATTTTACCTTGTTCTGCTCTTGCTAATTCTAAATCTGCAGCTTCTTGTAAAACTACTTTATATTCTTCTAATTTAGTATTTAATTCTTTTTGTGCATCACCTGAAAATTCTACATCTGCTTGTAATTTTTTTAAAGCATTTGTTTTTTCTAATTTTTTCATTGTTAGTTCATATTCAGTTGTTTCCATGCCAAGTTCTTGCATTTCCCTAACAAATGTTTCTAATTTTGTTTCATTTCTTTCTTCTAAAAAACTACCTATTGCTTCTGCTGCATTTTTAGTAGCTACTGCAAATGATTTCATTAATGGTTCTAATGCTTCACCTATTGTTTCTTGTGTATCACCAAGAGCATTATTCATTTGTGCCATAGCACCTGCAAGAGTATCTGCTTGTGCTGTTGCTTGACCACCAAACACATCTGCTAAATTACCAGTTAATGATTCTAATCTTTCAGTAGAACCAACTGCTCCTGTTACCTCAATACCATATCTTGATAAAGCATTAGTAGATGAACCAAGTGTTTTAGATACCAAATCTGCTGCAACTGTTAGTTCCATTCCTTTTGCTGCTGCTAAATCAAGTGTTGCTTTTGTTGCTGCTACAATAGCTTCTTCTTCTTTTACAAATGAACCAATCAATGCTTGTGCTTCAATAACTTGCTCATCACCAAACATTGTTACTTGTTGAATGGCTTTTGCTTGATTTAATAATTTTTGTGATGTTTTACCAAGTGCTGCTTCTAATTTTTTTTCTGCAAGTTCTTGTTTAGCAAATAAATCAATAGATTGTTTAATACCATTCAATAACATTCTTGCACCAAAATAAGCACCTGCTGCAAGAGCAGCAGACTTTGCCATGTTGCCTAATGCACCTGACACACCTTTTATCTGTTTTTCAGACTTTTTTGCACCTTTAGTTTGAACATCTATTATATGTTTATTTACTGCCATTAGAATCCTTTGCTTTTAACTGGTTTAATTCTTTTTCTATTAACATAAACTCATCAATTATATTTGCTGGTGTTTGTTGTAAAGAAGGATATGGAGGACAACTAAATGATTTACAATAGGTATATTCTTTGATTCTTTTCTGAACATCTTGATTCAATAAATCACTTGTGTTGCAAAAAAAGAAATGCTCTGTATATAATGTTTCTCCTATTGAACTAATATTATTTTGCATTATCTCATCATAACAGGCTTCAAGTTCTGTATAAACATCTTCCATATTTGTAAACATCTTTTGTTTGCCTGTAACTGGACTTAATGCTTTATAAGGAAATTTAAAACCATTATCTCCATTGTTGTTTAATCCTCTATAAGAAATGTGAATATTTATTAAAAATATTATTTCTTCACTTTTTTTTTATTGACAAAATTAGAAACACTTATAGCAATAGAAAAGATTTCATCATTAGAATAATTATTAATTTCTTCATCTGACATATCTGTTGCTAACCTAACTATCTCAATAGCTGGACTAAACATACCATCTTTGTTGTTAAAAAACTTATATAAAAGATTATTTAATTCTATTCTTTCTGTTAGATTAAATTCCTTTATATCTAATTTAAAAGGTTTTACACCTTCACCTTTGATTTCTATTTTCATTTACCCTTATCCTTTTATTTATATATATATTTATATATAGTAGTTAGCTAACCCTTAACTAACCCTTACTTAACTGTTAAATTAAGCTGCTGTTCCTATTGTAACAACTGCATTTGAAGTTGCAGCAGAATCATAAGTGAATCTTAATGGTATTGTTTGTTTCCAACCATCATCATCAAAACTAATTCCTGCTTCATCAACAAATACTTTGTTTCCTGATATTTGAAATACTGTTGTATCTATATCAAGAGCCATACCTGCTTCATTATCAATAGCATCATCAACTTCACCATCTCTTTTACAAGTCAATGAACCTGTTACTTCATAGCCACCAACACTATAACCCATTGGTCTGAAATCATTACCTGAATCAAAACCAATTCTATTAACAGGTCTTGCTATGTTTAAATCAAAACTATATAACAACAAATCTTCACCATCAAGTGTTGTTGTTTGTAAGTCATGCATATTAAACATAGTAGCTTGTGCTGATAATGTAGTTTCAGAACCACTTAATGATAATGCTGCTTCTGTTGGTTTGTATGCAGTTTGGAAAGTTGCAGTTCCCATAACTACTCCACCATTTGAACCAATATCACCTGATAATGTAAGTCCTGTGCATAAACAAGATGTAAAATACATATCAACTGTATCACCATCATGTGCTGCATTTTCAAATAACATTGTAACTGGAACAGCATTTGATGTTCCATGTGAATATGCAGTTACAGAAGGCATTGAGCCAAGTAGTGCATTAGGTGTTGAACCATCACCAAACAATGCTAAGCAAATTCTATCAATTGATTGTGCAGTTGCATGAAATGTTACTGAAACATCAAACATTCTATCATGTCTTTGCCATTTTACCATATCATCAGATTGTGTAAATGCTCCTGCTCCTGCTCTTGGAGGTGCTACACTAAGTGAATGTTTTTTGATTTCACTAAATGAAAAATCAGTTATAGGCATAGTAAGGTATGCAGAATCTGTAGGTGTAGTTCCCATTTGTGCTTCTGTTACTATTCTAACAGTTGTATTTTGTTTTGTTTGAAATGTGCCACTTTTAGCCATTACTTCTTACCTCCTTTGGTATTCTTTATTTCTGTTAAATGTTCTTTTAAGTTTTTTGGAATATCTTTATTCCATTCAATCTCTAAACCTGCTTTTAATAATAAATGTGATGAAGCAGATAATAAAGAATTAAAATTTTTTGTATCATCTAATGCTAAGTAAGATGGTTTTGCTTTGTATTTCATATCTTATCCTAAATTATTTAAGTGTTCACAGCTAAAATTCCAAGACATTGCATAGTAATCTTCATACTCCTCATCTACCTCTATACCTAATTCATTGTTACCACTTCTTAAATTATAAGCAACTGTTGAATCAGCTAATGATAATGTTGGATTATCATGTATTAGTGCTTCCAATATACTTGCTTGGTTAAACACATAGTCCTGAAATTGTGTATCATTTCTATTAATCAAATAATAAATAATATCTATATTAAAAATCCTGTGTTCAGAATGTTTGGTTACATCACCTTGTTCTGAACCTACTGGTATCAACCTGATAAAATGGTTTGACTTATTTGTTTCATCAAAGTTACTAATTACTGGACATTTCATCTCTGCCCTAATTTTGCTCTTTAAAGCCACTAAAATGTTTTTCCAAGTGTTCTTATAGGTAACTGCCATTATCTAACCATTTCAATGGTAGCATTGCTTTTATTTGTTTGTTTCCTATGTCTACCAAACACTTCAATCTCCCAAATATCACCATCTGTTGCACTTGCACCTTGAAACCTACCAAAAATACCATTGTGAATATGTTGTAAACCACCAGTTATCTTTTCAGCAGATGATACTGCTCCAAATAGTTGGTCATTAGATAAGTAATGAACTTTAAATGTTGCTGTTCCATATGCACCAGTTGCTTCAATCTCTACTTTAAGTAAATCATATAACTCACCTTGATATTCACCAGCAAGCTCTACTAAATCCATTGTTCCTGATACATTTCTGTATCTTATAGAACCTTTTTTATCATTACCATCTACTTCATGTGATAGTTTAAATACACCTTCATTTAATTTGTCAATTAAACCAGTTAATTCAGGATTAGTTACTAAATTATAATAATAATCTGCTTCTTCTGATGCACCTTCTTTTGCTCTAATGAGATTAGCAGTTGCAATATAACATACTGCTTTAATAATAATAGGGTCATATTCTTCTGCTATTGAAACACTTGCAGTATCTATATCAGTTTGTTTAATCTTTTGTAAAGGTGTTGAATATCTCATATCAAGATAGTTGTGTAGTTCTAAAGAAGCATCTACTAATGCTTGATTTAGTGTATCTTCAAAATCTTGTCCACCTTCAAATGATTGCTCATTAATTGTAGTAGATGTATAGGCATCACTATAATATTCTAATTTATTTTCTGATTCTGTATACAACCATTCATTGTTAGCATTTGGTGTATCATCATTAGAGTTTTGTGCTTGTTGTTCATCACCATTTATAAAAAACTTATCAACATATCCAGTATTATGAAATGTGTGAAGATTACTATTGGTAGATGGATTAAATAATTGAAACTTAGAATCAAAGTCACCTACTCTATTAAAGTATTTAGTTAATTCTTGTATAGTTGCATATTTAAAGTTTGTAGCCATTAATATCTTGCTCCTCTTCTACCAGTTAAACCTCTTGATGATTTAATCTTTTTACCTGCTCTTTTAATTCTTGAAGTTCTACCTCTGCCTATCTTTGCTCTTTTCATTTTATATGCCATAATTATCCTAACACTATTGCTTCTATTTTTGTATCTTTAATTGGATTAACACTTCTTGCTTTTATTTGCTGTATTGAATTGTAAGCATTTACTAAGTATGAAACACCACCTGAATGTGCAGAGTGTGATTCTGCATAAATTTTAAATTCTGCTTCAGGAAGTGAAGCTATAGCCCATTCACAATGTCCT